AACCTAAGTCACCCCAAGCATTATCACCCCATCCGGCGGCCATGTTTAGGTCAATGTAGCAGTGTAAGTAACAGCAATGGTGTCACCAGAAACAACAGACTTAGAACTAGAAAAGTCTCCAGCAGAGAACAATGTGCCAGTGGTTGAGTCTTTAGTTGCGCTACCACCGATGTTAATGAAGCAACCTGCAACAGTACCTGTACCGGTAATGGAGAACGACACCGCAGAAGATGTTGTCTTGCTACCAGAAGAAGCTGCGCTAAAAGATGGTGTAGGACGGTTGCCTGAATATGTAGGAGCATTAGCCAAACCAACTTCTAACCAGCTTGCATGTGAGGCTTGCGTATCGGCTACAACCGCTGTACCTGTACCTTTAAGACCCATTACAACTGCACCACCAGCAGTGTTACCCAGCGTGGTGTCCAGTGTAAAGTTCTTGCCCACTGTAGTGACCAAGTTTTCAATGTCATCGGCCCATTTAACAAAACCATCTGCGCTATAGCAGACGGCAGTGTAGTGACCTTGAATAGACATTGTGTCTTCAGGCATTGTGTTGTATTTGGTCGATGCTTGCACCATGTCGGTGGCAGTCATTTTGTCAATAGTCATGGTGACTCCTTAGTTAGAAGAACGGATCAATGCTGCCGTGGCGGTGTTAGCAGGCATTGTGATGGTGAAATTGGTTGATGTTTTGTCAGACCCAAAGTCCAACACCGCAATAGAAGGCTTACCAACAACTGTGTTGTTATAAATTAACGCGCAACGTGCAGTCACTGATGCGTTAAACACCACGTCCGCAAAATCAACATAAGCCGTAAATTCAGAAGAGTTAATGGTTACACCAGTCAAGGCCACTCCACCTGCAACGTATCCGGTGCCAGTAACTTCATTGGTTGAATCGTACGCAGTGGTGGCTTCATTCAAATTGGCCTCTGCGGTGTACAAAGCGATCTTGAGCGAATCCGTAAGTAAATTATGAATGCCTTTATACAACTCAGTTTTAAAACTTGTTGTTTGTGTTTGGAGAATGCTACTCATGTTACGGGCATCCTGTATTGACCATCACGATAAGCATCGGCGCGTTGTTTACCATCACCCAAATTCTTGAGCAGCGTCAGTGCTTGTAGATACAACTTATCGTACACGACAGTATCAGCAGCTTCACCCTTCATGAATCGCAACGCTTCAACCAATGCACCGTTAAGAAGTGCGCTGTCAAAGTTGTCACCAAGCCATGTCGTACCAGCGGTCACAATAGACACGGGGTAATAGTAGTAATGCAACTCAACGTTGTAGTTGGCGTCTGGTGTAGGGCCAAGAATGAATGACAACTCGTTGACGTTTGCGGACTGTGGGCCAAAGATAGCGTAATGTTTTGGCTTACCTGTAGACGTAGCGTTGGGATACGCTTCACGAATGAAGTTGACGTCTTTGTTAAGTAAGAACAAGTAATCACCTGTACCCGATGCAGGGTACACCGCAATACTATACGTCGATAAAAAATCTTCGGGACACGCAAGGTATTTATTGCCAGAAGACAAAACACCCGTTACGTTTTTACGCAGGTTAGCAATCTGCACCGAGTTGTAAATCTTTTGTTCCGCTTGCTGCGTGAACATAGCCAAAGTCGTATCGTCGAATTGATTTTCGCAGATATTTTTAATTTGGGCTTTTAACTCGGTGTAGTTCATGTCTACCTCTTAGGCCATGGGGCCACGTGCCATTCTGCCTTTGGTTTGGGCTTTACCGCCACGCACCATGATACCCGACGTTTTAATTGGCTCGTTACCAGCAGATTTGCTAATAGCGCCAATGCTCATGTCAACGGTGTCTGCTTTGCTGCGATTAGGGCCACTACCGGGGTTTGCAGCAACAGTCACACCCTTGCCACTCATAGTGTGTGGTTTGGCGTAAGAAGATGCGGGCTTGTTATTTACTGTGGCCATATTAACCTCGCTTTTGTGCAGCGACTTTGGCCAAGTTACGACCCATAGTCTTCATGTCTGCGTTAGTTTTACCGCCGCCAGAGCGACCTTTTCCGCCAGTCATAATGCCAACTGCGGGGCCGCTATTGCCCAAATTTTTGCCTTCGGTCTTGCCTTTTTTGGCGATGCCGTCTGCTGATCGTGTGTATGCCATAGTGATCTCCTTAACTTACCGTTACTGTACCAACAAATGTCGTTGCCACCAAGTAGTTTGGCGTTAAATCGACGTCAAAAAATCTTCCACCCCCAACGGGGTTCCAACCCCACTGAATGTCCCGCGAACCGCCCGACAGACTACCGCCAGCATTTATGCCTGACGTTACATACGTTGTATCCCTACGCGGGTTGCGTAGAGCCTGTGGGTCATCCACGGGATACATACCCAACTGTAACTGCGGCTGATCGGGGTCCCAGCACTCATTGCAGACCAAGATGTTAAACCGCTTGGTCTTGATAATTTCTTCTTTAAGGTTGCGTAGGCGAAACTGAAAACCACAGCGATCACATATCGCAATGGCTATCTTGCCAGAAGCAAACCTATTTCCCATTACACACCACTTCCAAGGAATTGACGGCGGGGTACAAAGCGAATTGCAGCCTTTTCGCGGTCTTCACCTGCGGCAAGGTCAAACTGTGTGTCATACGCTTCTTTAAGCATTGGGAGGCGCTGCATCAATTCTGGCACCTTCATGGCAATATAGTAGGCCAAGCCAGCCACCACACACGGCAGGAAGCGGAAATTCATGTCGGCTGTCTCTACACCAGCCCCTGCATCTTGAATGCGGCGTAGGCGGTAATACACAAGCGTGTACTGTTGCGAGTTATCAGGTGTGAGCCACAACGTCACGGCTGGTACGTTGGGGTTGTAGACAGTCGCGCCCGTAGTGTGCGCCGCTGCCGTAGTGTTTTGCTGCCCACGGAAACAGTTGTATAGGGTATTCCCTGTGATGTATCCGTAGTTAATTATTTCGTCGTCTAGTTTAATGAAGCCAGTTCCTGCTAGATTTGACGCGTTAGCCACTGTGATTGTTGTGGCTGTGGACGTAATCGTGCCTACCAGAGTAGTTCCGGTAGGGCTTGTCTCACCACTCATACGTTGCACCCAAATTTGAATGGGGCGACCCGCCGCTAACTTGTTAGGGATAGTGGCGTAGGTAGATACACTGATACGTGTGATAGTGAGATCGGCTTGTGTAGACGCTGTGTTGCCACCCGTACGGATAACGTGCTCTAACAAGTCAATGGTGTCGTTGGGCAGGGCGTACGTGTTCTGCCCCGGTACAAGGGGGATGGTTCCCTCCTCAATTGTCCACATGTTGATGCCACGGTTTTGCCACTCAATGGTCATCAGGTTCATAGAACGACGCGCAGTGCGCAGATCATAGCCAGAACGCATTTCACGACCCGCACGCTCCCAAGACTCCTCGGCAATCTCCGTGAAGTCCATGTTAAAAAGGTTTGTGCCGGTAGTGGTCATCTAAATCCTGCCGTTTTCTTTGCAATAGTTTTGGGTTGGGCTACAAACTGTTTGCCTGCTGCCTTACCTGCTCTTTTGGCTTTGGTTGTAGCAGCATACTCCGCTGGTGATAGAGATTTGATTGCGGCCTCGGGCAAATACCGCTCCCCCGTCTTACTCGACGGCTTTCCAGACTTGGTGCGCCACTTCTGGTCACCCCAATCTTTTAGCGATTTCTGCGGTGCTTTCAATCTCTGTATCCTCCACCGGCTTCCTTATATTTCTTTGCAACAAGTTGCGCTTTACGTGCTGACCACTGACCTGCACCTGTGCCATGGGTTGCTGCGGCTTTTACCTGCGACACAATTCGTTTACGCAAACTGGGCTTAGTGTAGTTACCTGCCTCATTGACAGCGCCACCTTCAGCATACTGCGTAAAGTCAGTATCGTCGCGACGAGACTTCATCTCACCGTTCTCCATGAAGTCCGTGTTGTCACGGCGTTTCTTCACAACGCCTTTAGGCATTTTAGAGGGGTCGATAGCGCCCATGCCGCGACTTGCTAACATGTTAAATCATCCTGCCACGGGTGTGGCCTTTTTTAGCAATACCATCACCGCGTTTAGCAGCAGAGCCGACAGAACCGCCCTTGCTGTAAAACTCACCCGCCTTCATCTTCTTGTCGTATTCAGCACCGGCTTTCTTACGCATTTCGCCAACGGGGACGCCCTTCTTCTCAGCACGATACTCTTGCATTAGTTCTTGGGACGATTTACGAGGGGCAGATTTACCATCAATGTCTTGGGGTACAGGCATGCCCTCACGAAACACTGTGTCCTTGGGGGGCATAGGCTTTTTAGGTGGGGGAGTTTTAGCCGCAGATTTTTTAACCGCCGGTACGCCTTCAGGGTCTGTTGGGGGCTGACCCATTTCGGCAGTATAAATACCGCCGTCGTTAAAACGTCTTTTCATGATATTCCTTAGCAAGAATAGCCGCCACCAGCCATCTTGACCATAGTGCCTTTGGTGTGGCCTTTAGTCACGCAGCCATCAGCGCGGGTTACGCCACCTTTAGCAAACTTAGTCATAGGCTGACCTTTGTGCAAACGACTTTCGTGTTTGTTCACAGCCTTTTGCATCATGGACTTGTCTTGTTTCAAATCCATTGCCATGTCTTCTTTCATGTCGCTCTTAGCCATAGTTCCACCTTTTGAAAATTTGCGGCCTTTATCAGCCGTTGAAAAATCTTTTCCCACGGACTGTGGGACGCCTGCTTTCTTAGCAAACGCTGGGTTGTGAGCCACCGCCGCCATGAAATTGTGTTGTTTCTTACTAACCGAGGGCACTGCGTTGCTCCTTCATAAAGTCGTCAATCTTGCTTTCGAGGCGATCAAGACGCGCTAACACTCGGTTGATGTCGTTGTGCACATCGGCTTTAGTTACAAACTTTTCAGCGTTTTCTTCCCGAGTCTTACTCAAGAGAATACTCAAACGTTTTACTTCGTCGTGCGACACCTTTACCCAGAACAGCAACAGTGCTGAGGCAAACGACAGAAGAACGTTCCAAACCATCAAGTCCATTACAAATACCTGCCTCTAGTTTTACCACGTTTAGCAATACCATCACCACGGCTAGAGGCAGAAACTTTACCGCCTTTTTTGTACGTGTCCCCAGCAGCGTTCATTTTGTCGTTTGCAATTTCCCCCGCCGTTTCACCATAAAAACGTCGCGCACCTTTTTCAGCGGCTCTGTTTGCGGCTTTTATTGTTGAGATTTTATTGCTTTGCGCTTCTCGTTCAGCCAAAATTTCTCTAGGGTTTTTGTTAAACCCAACATTTTTCCAAGGATCAAGACCAGATGGTGGAACATTTGATCCAATTTCTGGAGTATCAAACTTACGCGACTGGGCTTTTTTATTAAGTGCGTTTTTTATTGTGGAAGCGGCTGCTCTACCGGGGCCAATAAGCAAGCCCTCTAATGTAGTGTCCCGCTCAATTGCATCTTCTTCAGCCGTAGGTATACGACGATTACCTTTTTCATCGTATTTTTCCAGCACACTTTTAAATTTTTCAGCCACGCAACACCTCAGCAATTCCATGCACGTAACGATTTATTGATTCGAGAGTTCGGGTCTTTGGCCGTCTTCTCGCTCGTTAATTTCTTCTTCATCCCTGTCATTCTGGCGCAGAAAGAGTCGCGGCGTGCGCCACCTTCGGGCTGGGGCGGTTTCAAGTTCATGCCTTGCTTTTTCGCAGAGGCCCGCCCCTTCGCGTTCAAGCCACCCTTGGGGTTCTTGCCTTCTTTTCTCGTCCATGCTGCAGTTTTAGCCATTTACGACTTTCAGTTTGTACTGATAAATATTTTCCAACATTGGCATTACAACTTCTTCACGGAAGTTGCGTTCAAATATTTCTTGGCCAACGTGTGGCAAGCTAATGTCCACATCGATGTAAATTTTAAAGCCCATTTGTGTTGCGCGGTCGCAGAACAAATAATCTTCGCCAACATATTTGCCATCCACAATAGCAAAGTCAAACACTGCTGACATTTTTTCTGTTGGGGATTTTTCGTAAGTCCACTCTGGATGTGCTTCTACCAAACGTTCAATGACATGACGCTGTATCAACATGAACCCTGTAGGGGCACGCTTTAAGCGCATCAACGAACCTTCAAACTCTAGGTCGCCATTGTCGTCGTAGTACACATCCGCAAAGAACTTAGCATCCTTGGCTCTACGTGGATACGCGCCAGCAGTTACGTCCATACCACCACTCTGGGCCATCAGCCTCATGATGTCGTCTGGAGTAACAATTACGTCTGCATCAATGAACAGAAGTTCTGTGCAGTCCGTCTTTAAAAATTCATGCACTAAGGCATTACGCGCCATCGTAATGATGGAGCAGTTGGACAAATCAGACAACGTGACGGACACACCAAGACTCATTGCTTTGGGCATTAACTGCGCCAGTGCAAATGCGGTCTTGATGTTCAGCTTGCCGTCATAGGCGGGAATGCCTATAAACAACTTACGCCCCATCAGTGTTGCCTGTTTTGTTTCAGCCATAGAACGCCACCGCAGTACAAGTTGCTCCTACAGTAACAATAAGGCTTGTTGCACATACAACACCTTCGCCGGGAATCCAAATACTAGATACACCAGCGGCCCCAACTGTAAAAGTGAACAGCGTGGTTGTGCCGTCTTTGATGGCAATAGTAGAAGCGCCTGTAGCACTGTACCAAATACCTTTAAAACGAGTGCGACCGTTATAAGCCGTAGTCGCAGTACTTGCTGGGCAATCTGCGCCTTTTACGTCTGTTTGCATTCCCATAATCAATCTCCTTGTAAACGGGGGCCGAAGCCCCCTAGATCAATTAAGCAGATGCGGGGAACTGCGTACCATTAGAGTCGGCGACAGTGTAAATGATTGTGTACTGAACAGTACCAGCAGTCACTGCGGCTACAGTTGGGGTCAGTGTTGCAACGACTTTAACGTCAGTTGCGCCAATACCAGCACCGTTAGGAGAAGCAGTAGTAGCCGCGCCAGCCCATGCGCCCAGTTTTGTAGCAGCGTTACTAGCAGCGGCACGACCTTGAGCGGTAATGTCTGTAGAAGCCCAGTACGCGGCGGCTGTAGTGCCATCCCCAATTGTTACGTTTGCGGCGGTTGAGCCAGTAAACGCTACCAAGGTGTCAATGTGAATAAACTGAATTTGAGCGCCAGCAGGCAACACGCAGATGGTGTCGGTAGTCGCAGAAGCGGCTTGACCAGCGTAGTTCTTCTTGAATGTTTGAGAAACCATGGTTGCACCACAGTTTTCAATAGTACCAACAGTAGTGCCGGTTGTGTTACGGACAGTGCCCAAGAGCCAAGGGCCAAGGTGAGTTGCGAATCCCATGATGTTTCCTTCATGCAGTTAAAGGTGTATCAATCTTGCATGATGTCTGCCGGGACAGTTTGATACACCGGAAAGCCCGGATTAAAGTCAATATACACCAAATAAAAAGGGGGCACAAGGCCCCCTTTTAAATATTTCCAAAGAAATATTAAGCGCCGGGCGAACCAAAGATGCCCAGAGGATCAGAAACGCCGAAGCTATAACGCTCGCGAGACTTGTAACGGGCATTGCCTGTATCAAAGTCAGCGTCCATGCTGTTCTGCAATGGAGTACGAACGAAGTGCTTCAAGCCGTTAGGCACGTCAGTCATCAGGAACCAAGCATTGGTGTCGGTCAAATAGTGGTTAATTGCGTAACCACCAGCGACAGAACCGTTGTTCTTGAGTGCGTTGATGTCGTTGTCGGTTGTGCCAACACGCAATTCAGTTTCGAGCAAACGAGTTGCAACGAACTGTAAAGATGGGGGAACAATCAACTTAGTGGGCTTGGCAGCGATCAACAAACCGCGCTCGTCTGTCCAACCGGCAATTTGAATAACGGCGGCTTCCAAAGAAGTCTCGTTCAAATCGGCAGCGACTGTAGGACGATTGCTGTTGGTACCACCAGAAACCAAGGGGTGTGCTGTAGAGCAAAGAACAACACCGTCACCATAGGTGGGGCCGCCTGTAAAGGCAGTGTTCAAGATTGCAGCAGCTTTAACTTGCTTGGTGTAAGCCATAGCGCGGGCCAAAGCCTTTGTATAGCGGGCTGACAAAGAGTCATACAAGTTATCTTCGATAGCTTCTTCAGTTAAGCTGAAGCCCATCGCGATAGTCTCGTGTGTGTACCGAGCCGTGAACGCTTCTTGTGCATTGTCATAACTGATGGCAGAGCCCTCATTCTTGACAGGAGCAGCGGAGAAGCCAGACAACTTGGTCTCTTCTTCGAATGAACGCTCAGAAGTTTCGGTATCGAAGATTTCTTTATGCTCTTCGCCGTATTTCTTGTATTCCAGACCAAACAATGCGTTCAGGCCGGGGAGCAGTTCTTTAAGTAGTTGTGCGCGTGAAATAGCCATGGTAAGTTACTCCTTAAATGCCGGTAGTACTGTTGTACTGAGCCGTGTTGAATTTAACGAGGAACTCGTAATATGTCGT